CGAGGATTTCGCACTCGCGGGCTCCGGTGGTGAATCCCAGCGCCCACCGCGCCCCCCACATCTGGCCGCTGGTCTTCACCGCCGTCTCAATGATGTGCATGGACGTGGTGGCCGGAAACGCGACGCCGTCCTTGGCGGTGTGCCCCGGCTTGTCGACGCGGTCCATCACGCTCACGCCCAGGACGCCGTCGCGGACGGCGGCGGCCAGCGCCAGCCGCAGCACCTGATCGGCCTTCTGGGCGGTGCGCCCGGATATCTCGTCGGTCAGCGCGGTGTACAGCTCGCGGATGTCGCGGGGTTGCAGCCGGTCCAGCCTTTTGGGGCCCAGCCGTGGAGTCAGGTGGTTGCGGACGATGTTGCGGTAGCCGTTGGCCGTCTCGGGCACGATGTTGCGGTGCGGCAGGATGTCGGAGGCCCAGTAGTCCAGCCACTTGGCGACGGTGGTCGACTTCGCCCCGGTGATCCGGCCGGCCTCGACATCCTTCTTCAGGTCGCGTAGCGCGTTGACGCAGTCGTTGCGGGACTTGCGGACCACCCGCTTGAATCGGCGCTTACCGTCCGGGCCGGGAGCCAGCTCGACGCCACCGACCCAGTAGCCGTCGCCGCGCTTGAACAATGCGCCATCGCCGCGTCCCCGCCGGGGCTTCTTCTCGGCCATCCGAATCCCCCGATTCCGTTCCTAGGGATTTCAGTCCCTTATAGTTAGCGTGCCCGATTCATGTACTCGCAACTGTACTCTATTTCCTGCTTTTCCCTGCTAGTTCATGCAACACAAAAGAGTCTCTACCAGCGCGTTTACGCAGGTCACTACCTCTAGACCCTACCGTAAGTACCGACTTCTAAGCCCGAGGTCGTACGTTCGAGTCGTACCGGAGGCGCAGGTAAAACTAGGTACCGGCGGTATCGGTAGACTCTCAATGTTCTCTAAACGCAAAAAGCGCCCCGACCGTAGTCGGGGCGTGCGTCATTGATGCAATCAAAACGTCAGTCGTCGGGGTCTCCGCAGCGCAGTTCTATCGCCGCCTCCAGCAGCCCATCGGTTTGCCAGTCGGGCTGGTGCGGCGGGCACCACAGCCAGGGCGAGGACTCGATCTCGCCGCCGTTGACGCGCTCCAGGCCCATCACGACGACCATCTGCGCGCACTGCCAGCCGTCTCCGTAGGCGTCCAGCAGTGCCTGCACGGCGGCGCGGATGGCGGCGGCCTGTTCATCCACGGCGGTGATGGATCTTCCGCAGGGCTTTGATGGCGGCGTCGATGAAGTGCCGGACGAGGTCCAGCTCGGCGCGGCCTTCGGTCAGTGCGCGGGCCTGCATCAGGTAGTGAGTGATCCGGCCGTAAGGGTTGCCCATTTAGACGGCCCGCTGCGCTGCCAGCTTGGCCGCCTTGAGCGTGGCCACGGCGTCGTCGGGGGCCTGGAGTTGCGGTAGCACCTCGTCGAGCACGTCGGTCAGTAGGAGGATGGCCTCGCGCAGCGCTTTGTTCTCCCGGTCGAGCCGGTCGACCATCGACACCGCAGCCTTGGTGACGAGATCGGCGGCGACGGCCTTGGACTCCCCGCGGCGGGACATGACTTGGATCCCGGCCGTCACGATGCCGCCGATGGTGGCGCCGAGGCCGCCGGTCACCAGGGTGCCGACGAGGGTCGCGCCGGTGTTGGTCACATGCGCACCATCCGCTCGACGCGGACGATGGCCCGTAGATCGCGCAGCACGACCATGGCGCAGAACACCATGCAGGCGCCGGTGATGTAGCGGAAGTACACGGCGACCTCCATCACCGCGGCCGCCGGTCCAGTCGCCAGCCGGTAGGCGACGACGTGGTAGGCCAGCAGCGCGGCGAACTGGCCGGCGTCGGCGCCGAGCCGGATCCACAGCCCGGCGAGGGCGGATCGGGTTAATGGCGACTTGACGATCAGCCACCACGACAACAGCGCCAGCGGTGGGCAGATAAGGCTGGTGATCGTCCACGCCGTTTCGGCCCATGGGGTGAGCAGCTCGTCGGGCGGGATCGGCAGGTCATTGGTGACGGCGATCCGCAGGGCTGCTGCCCAGACGAACAGGTACAGGATCGGCTGGAACCGGACGTGCTGCCAGTCGCGGAGCGGGTTGGTCACCGCAGTGAGTCGCCGCACCCGTAGACCGGCTGGGTTGCGACGGTAGCCGGCTCGATCGTGGATGGATAGGCGGCAGCAGTAGATTGGGCGGCCGCCGCCCGGGCCTCGGTGAGTACCGCGGGGGCGGCGTCGGTGACGGCGCGGCCCCGGTCGATACTCATCAGCAGGGACAGCAGCCCGGCGGTAGCAGCGATGGACAGCATCGAGCCCCATGGCGCGGTGAGCAGGGTGAGCGCCTCCCCGGCCAGTAGCCCGGCCAGTGACTGGCAGAAGCTGCGGAATGCGCGCCAGGTGGCGTCGTGCCAGAACTGTCGGTCGGTCCACATGGTGAGTTCTCCTAAGCGGCGCGCAGGTAGTCGATCGCGGACGATGGGCTGTAGTTGACGTGCGGGCCGGTCCCTGCGGCGAAGAACATGCCAGCCTCGAGCACAGCCGAGAAGATTGCTGCGATCTCGCGCACCGGCGCCCGGGTCAGTTCGATGATCTGCGCCAGCAGGCTGTCGGGGCCCTGCATGATCCGCGCGCCCATGACGACCTTGTAGATCGCGGTCATCCATTCGGCGCGCTCGCCGCGCACGTCGGCGTACAGGTCGCCGCGGTGGGCGTAGTCGCGCCACCAGGTCGGGGTGTCGGTGAGCAGCGCGTCGGCGATGCCGTGCGAGGTGTCCGCGGCGGGGGCGCCGCCGGGGTCGGCCCAGACGCGGCCCTGTTGGCGCATCGGGTTGCCGAAGGTGGCGGCCTTGGTCAGGTAGGGCTTGAACCACGACAGCGCTCCGTCGCTCGGTCTGATGTCCTGCTGCCAGCATTGGCTGGTGATGATGGCGCCTTGGCTGTAGCCGATCAGCGCGGCCTGGCCGGCGCGTTCGACCTGGGGCCGGTGCAGGTTGATCTGGCGGACCAGTTCGTCGCGGCCTTCCCTGATGGATGACGCCATGGGGAATGGGGCCGCCCGGTAGCCGATGGGTTGCCAGCGGTAGCGATCTTCAAGCGCGCGAGCGGTGTCGGCGTCCGGGCCGACCCACCACGGCACGCCGGTGCCGCAGACGGTGAACAACAGTGGCCGGGAGTCGGCCGCCGCGGGGCGCGGCAGATAGCCGCACACGTATTTGGTCTCGAGGTTGATCACGCCGGGGATGTACGCGCCGGCGGGCAGCTGCCCGGCGGCGTTGTAGCGGGATTGCATCTCGGTGACGACGTCGACCATGTGCTGGTCGTAGTAATTGGAGTGACTCAACCCCTTGGCGTATGAGAACTTGCGCCGCAGATGGTCTTTGATCTTGGCGACCTCGGGGCTGGCGTCGCCGAGGCCCAGGCCGATCCAGGCGCCGCCCGGTCCCCTCACAGCGTCGATACCTTTGCCCAGATCGCCTCGAGCAGCTGGCGGTCGGTCATCGGCCCGGGTTCCGGCTCCGGTTCAGGCTCTGGGTTGGGCGGCGGGGTCGGCTTGAACTTGCCAAACTGCGCTTTGGACACCTCGGAGCGGAACCAGTCCATGTCGAGGTTTCCCGGATCCCATTTGCCCTGTGCCGCGCCGGCGTACTCCTTGTGCGCGATGACGCGGCTGGAGTCGTAGCCGAGCTTGTTGAGGATCGCGGCGACAGTGTCGCGCATGGCGATGATCTGCGGGTCGGGCCAGCGTTCCCGCCACTGTGTCTGCGGGGTCAGGCTGGTGTCCATCGGCCAGGCGCATTCGATGCCGATCATGTGCTGGTTGCCCATGTCGGTGGGTAGCCAGCGCCAGGATCCGCGGCCGGCGTGCCAGCAGATCCCGGCGGCGACCACGGTGACCGTGCCGTCGGGTGCGATGTGCAGATTGGACAGCGGGCCGGGCAGATCGGGGCGGCCCTTGCGGATGGATTCAGCTGTCTCGCGGGCGTTTCCGGTGTGGTGGATCATCACGCCGCGGATATCGAGGTAGTCGCCGTGCCCGTACAACTGCCAGTTCGACAGCTCGCGCACTTTGAGCTTAGGCCCGTCGTCGTAGGCTTTGAGCACATCGGCCAGCCAGATCGGGTCTCCTGTCCATCCCACGGTCGGGCCTCCTGGTAGTGGTATCGGTTGTGATTGCCGGGTGTGGACGTGGTCGCGGTGTCCGGCGTAGTCGTCGGCGTAATACGCTGTGGCGCTGACGTTGTCGCCGCCGGCCACGCCGACCTTGGCGCCGGTGTTGGGGTTCTGCCAGATGACTTGCTCGAGCGATCCGCGCACACTGAGCAGGTAGTCGGCGAACCGTTGCATGTCGGCGATCTGGCCGGTCCAGTCGATGCCGCGGTTGAGCCGGTTCGGATTGGGGGCGAACCCGGCCTCGGCGCGTTCGGATTCCTGGTGGCCCGGGTAGGTGGAGGCCTGTAGTCGGAAATGGCCGGCCAACTGGTAGACCCAGTTAGGGAACCCGCCTGCGCCGTAGGGGATGTTGGTGCCGTTGGGCAGCCCGTAGGTCACCACTCCGGCCATTCCTCAGAGTTCAGTGCGCCGAGTGCGGCCACAAAAAAACCGCCTGTCACGGCGGTCAGGATGATGGCGGCGGCTAGGGCTAGGCGTCCTACCATGTCGCCGCAGAGGACCTTACCCACGAATGCGTGGAGCCATTGCCGGTGTAGACATAGATGTAGGAGGCGTCCGCAGCCCAGTCCCCTGGCCGGGCAGCTGTGGATGCCGTTGCCGGGACGGCCACCTTAGAGGCATAAATGTTATTGGAGACGTTGATCGACTGCCCTGCCCTGAGGTTTACACCGTTGGGAAAGTTGTAGACCCCACTTTCGCCATTGCGGGTGCAGATCAGAACCCAGTTTTGCGGAATCGCCGGCGGGGATGCAGCTCCCACGACTCTGAAGTTCCCAGGGACGGAAGTCGCGGCCTGGCCGATGGGAAGGATGTAGTACAACGATTCCCATGCCGCTAGTGGGATGCCCGCTGCGGTGGCCGTCTTATTGGCCGCGCCGCCCACTCCGGCGATAGTGCCCGAAGTCGGGCATTCGATATTGAAGAAGCCTTCTTGTGCATAAGAAGTGCTCTTTCCGCCGATCACGATAAACCGCTGCGACCACGATGCATAGCCGCTGCTGTCAACGGCGATCAGCCCGCCGCCACTGGCGGCCCGGTCGGCCCGCAGCGACTGGGTGACATCAGGGTCTAGGTCGGAGATGTCGGTGAGAACCCATTGCCCCGAACCTGATCCGCCGCGCCGCCACACATAGCGGAGCCGCTTCTTGTCGACGGACTGCGTCCTCAGGGTTGTGGAGCCGTGCTTAATAAGCGCCGTGTTCGTGCCATTGATGGCGCCGTCAAAAATCAAGTCATAATACAGTCCGGCGCAGTTGTTATTGCTGCTAGAGGCAGGCAGTGTAATGATCCGCTGAGCCGTAAACGAAGTGCTGAAATGCACGAGGTTCGCGTCGCCGAGCTTAACCGTGTAGTCGGCATCGCCCTTGTCGCCCGATAGTGATCCGTTTACCCATGACTCGACTTTTGTGAAGTCCCCCGTGACGCTACCTCCGGTATATTGCAGCGTCCAGCCGTCTTCCATTCGGATATTTCCGATTTTGATGCGGTTATTGGCGGCCGACCCGCCGGTGACCGCAACACAGTTACCGGACAGCGTCTGTGCAACTAGGTACATGGATCCGACGTGGACATAGGAATCATCTGTAGCCGTGTTGCCCGAGGAGATGATGGCGACCGTTCCGCCGCCCGAAGGGGTGAAGGTGGACATCTGACCACCGATGTCGAATATGCCGATGTTGACGAAGTGCGGCCCGGAGAAGTTCAGCAGGCGGGTTACTCCCGCCCCGGCATAGGTGCCGTTTTCCAGTCTGATGGAACGGAAGTCGCACATGAACGGCGCGGCGACCGTCATCAGCGAGGCGCCTTCGTAAGCGGTCAGGAACTCCAGCGCGTCGACGGTTGAGCCGTACATGTGCCAGTTCTTGAAGATGGGGCCGACAGCGTCATCGCAGTGCATCGTGGCGCGGCCCCAAACATTGTTAACGCCGCCCATCGTGCTGGTACCAGACTGGTCGACCATGCCGCCGGACATCTCTGACATGGTGAGCATGTCAAACCTGCATGCCCACGGCACATTTCCGCCTGACGGCGTTTTGAAGGCGTAGTAGCCGCGGTAGAAATAGAGGTTTTCGTAGTTGCACCAGTATGGGCCGGTGGCATTATCGACCCCCTCCAATACCAGGCAATTGGCATTGGTGTTGGTCGATGGCTGCGCGGTGTTGTAGCGCAGCATCAGATGTTCAATGGTGTAGGTGTGCGACGAGGAACCATTGACGCCCACTTGCATGACCGGGATGTTGCTCGTGTGCTGAATAATCTGCGTGTGGTTCTGGTTCTCACCGGTAATCGTCCATCCATAGCCGGAAGGAACGACCAGGGTATCGGTGATTTTGTAGATACCATTGGGTAGGAACCCTTTGCACTGACTGGATACCAGGTCGTTGAGCCAGTCCTGTAGGGCACTTGTGTCATCAGCTGAACCGTTGCCAACAACGCCGTAATCCCTAGCGTTCAACATGAAATTGGCGTTGATTGCCGACCTTGCTGCTGCCTTATCGGTAACGTCCAAAAACTTCGGCACTATTCGCTCCCTAACTCGATATCAACAGTTGCGTCTCCGTTGTCGACCAGCGTGCCGGTGCAGATCAGCACACCGCATCGCGCGGCCGAGCCTGACTTGCGAATCAGCACGAGCCGGCCATCCACCAGCGTCCCCGATGTGAACCGGTCGGGGCTAGGCAGCGCGGTCATCCGACACTCCATGTCGAGTCGCCGTTATCCACGAAGACCAAAATCCCCGGCGGGATTGCGATGGCGGAAATTGTTGTGCCGTCTTCGTTTTCAAAGATCACAGAGTCGCCTTCGAAATCTCCGCTCGAGATTCTGGGTCCACCGATAGATCCTCCAGCCTGTAGTACCTCCGCGAGGTAAATAACCCTGTCGTCCTGCGGCGCCGAGAAGTAACCGCCGTCGACTCGGACTGGCTCCCCCAGTGGTGTGGTCAGTTTGAATTCCACGCGATAGGAGAGCTTGGGTAGCTGAAGCACCGGATCGTTGGCCACCAGACGGACACCATCGGGTCCTGTGCGCGACGCTCTTAGGACGCCGACGCCGTCGAGGAATCCGGTTATCGCGCGAAGCCGAAATCCAGCTGGCGGGCTATAGCCAGGTGCCAGTATCGGGCGCGCGTCGCGTACGACAGGGGTGAACGTCGTCTCGCCGACGAGTCCGATGATGTCTAGGTCGGTGTTGGTGTCCACGTCGTCGGCGCTGTTGGCGTACTGGGAGTACTTAACGGTGAAGTTGATCAGACTCATTGCGGCGCCGCCTCATAGTTCGCATTGCACTCGGCGGCGCTGAGTTTGCGCAGCTCCATGTCGAGCACGATCCAGTCGCCGGTCTCGGCGATGACCTGCCTGGTTGGGTTGTCGGCGTTGAGTTCCAGCCGCCATGACCCGTCGCCCGGGTTGGCGGTCAGCCCGCCTCGCCATCCTTGCCCCATGAGGTATCCGAGGGCGTCGAGCATCGCGGCCTGGTCGACCAGATGCCACGCTTGTAGGTCGACGGCTTTGCGGCGCAGGGAAACTGACACGGCGGTCCTTCCTCAGACGGTGGTGGGTTGACGGTCGGCGGCGGCCCAGAGATCCAGCTCACCGGGAACGGTTTGGCTCAGCGCAAGGTTGCGGCCGGCGGCCAGGGCGCCGACTCCCACGCGGCGGTAGCTTGCGCCCATGGCGCTGGAGCTGGTGTCGGTGAACGCCAGGCGGGTTATGCCGTTCTGTTTGACGATGAACTTCCGGTCGTCGGTGCTAGTGCCGATGATGAATGCCCACTGATCGCCGCGCGTGGTGGTTGCCTCTACGGTTTCCCACGGGTCCGGCCACGATCCGGCGGTGACCTTGCCGACCGCCAGGTCGTTGTTTCCGATCCGCGCGAAGACGAACGTCGTTCCGGCGTCGTCACATCGGCCGATCAGATAGGTGTAGGCGTCCCCGCCTAGGCTTGGGGCTTGGACTGGTTCGGCCATCACCACGTACACGATCTGATAGTCGGTAGCCAGAACGGTGTCGTGCCGGTCAACATGCCGGCGCCACAGCCCGCCGGACTTCTTCCACGCCGCACGACCCGATCCGTCCGGCCCGAGGTCGCCGCCGCCCGGGCCGTCAGATAGTCCGCGGGTGAACCCGGTCAGGGTAGTCGCCGATGCTTCGTTGAACTGGGCATTGAGGGCGACGCCGCCGGTGACGTCGGAGGCCAGTGCGCCGCCGACCAGGATCGTCACCTGACTGCTGGCGAATGTGGCTGAGCTTTGGGCGATCATGGCGGCCTGGTAGGCCGCCAGCGCATCGTCGATGCGCTGCTGGCCCCAGTCGGCCAGGAAGTCCAGCGGCTTCCATCCGGCGATCTGGATGCCACCGAAGGCGATTGCGACCTTGCCGACGAAGATGTTGATCCACAGATCCGAGGTCAGCCGCAGCTGCTCCCACGAGAACGGCGCGGAGGGACCTTTGAATTCGCCGGGGATGTTGCGGTAGTCCGCGCTGGGCGTTGCCGCCCAATCGGGGATGGTGGTCACTTACGGCGCTACCGGCAGGACGGTGACGCAGAATCGGCTGGGGGCTGCACCGGTCTGGTAGGTGTCCGCCCCGGCCTGCTTTTCGGTGCGCAGGTAGATGGTGGCGGCGGTGTTGGCTGCGACAGTGACCGAGGCCGATGAGGCGTTGGTGTCTGGGCCGTCAGCCAGGACCAGGCGGTCAGTGGTACCGCCGACTCCGGAGCATCGCCCGAGGACTGTTCCGGTGGTGGAGTTCAGTCGCGCGACGAGGTCGACTTTGACGTCCGCCCCGGATCCGGTGATGACGGTGGTGCCGGACACTTGAATCTGGATCGGGAACGGGTAGGTGTTAGACGGTATGGCGATTGTGGCCAGGGTCTGGCCGGCCGTGGTACCGGCACCGGCCTCACTGACGGCGGTGGGCCAGTAGCGGCCACCGACGCGCTGCGGGGTGTATTCAAAGCCGTCTGCGGTGGCGTTGAGCGCTAGCAGATATTTGGAGATCGGGGTGCCGTAGTCGGAGGCGTCGAGAACCATCGTGCCGTCTTCGCCGGGAGCGCCGCTGTGAATCACGATCTGCAGTTGAGAGATCTGCGGGGTGGTTTCGGTAGCCGGTGACAATTCGACGAACTGCGCGGAGTCCGGCGTCGGGTCGTCATAGGTCAGCACCGTGTAGTCGACGGTCGGGTCGATGACTGCCGGCTGGCCGGCGTCGCCCTTGACGAGAAACGGGGCATTCGCTATCCCGACGCCGCCGGGCGGGGCGGCCAGCAGGAACACCGGCGCGTCAGGGTCGAATGGGTAGGCGAACTTGGCGCGGAAATCCCAGACGTACCAAGTGACTCCGTCTTCGTCGGTGACAATGGGGGCGGTCGGCATGGGGCGGGCTCCTTAGCTGGACGCGGGTGCGAGGGTCAGGACGTTGACGGCGGCGAGAAGGTTGGACAGGTTGCGCTCATGCTTGGCCACGGGCGGCTCCTCGGCTTTGCCGTCGCCGATCTGCAGCAGGATGTCGCGGGCGTCGATGGCGTAGCGCCACATCACCATCTCGACGAAGTCAGTGAGCATGCGGGTGCGGGCCTGGTAGACCAGTGACACCAGCGAGGACTTGAACACGTCACGGCCGTAGGCGTACACCTCCCCCGAGCGGAAGGTGACGACGGCGCTGGTCCAGCCGCGGCTTTCATAGAGCGCCTTGATGATGTTGGCGATCCCGGTCACGTTGTAGACCGAGGCCTGGGTTGGCCATACCCGTTCGATCTGCGGGTGGTAGGGGCCCATGGCGGCGCGGCGGTCGAAGTGGTCGACCTGGGCGAAGGCGAAGAATGCGTCGTTGAGGAACCCGGAGAGCAGGTCAGAGGGGATGCCGACCACGCCGAGGATGATGTTGACGCTGTCGATCCACCATGCCAGCAGGCTGTTGATCGACGAGTTCAGCCATGCGGGGCTCTTGCCGCCGATGATGTGGCGCCAACCCTCGGGGGTGTGGTCGGAGATCTCGGCGGTCACCACCGAGCCGTCCCGGCCGGGGCCCGGCGCCTCGAGCATCACCCATGGCTCGATGAAGTTCACGCCCAGCTTCGGAGAAACGAACACCTGCTGCATGGTGTCCAAGGACTCGATGAGCGGGGCGACCGCCTGGCCGAAGATGCTGCCGGCGATGTCGACGGCGGTGCGGATCGCGGAGTCGAGAATCGTCTTGGTGGGACCGGTGATCTGGGAGCGGTCGCGGACTCGGACGACATAGGTCGGCTGGTTGAGGTTGGCCCACTTATCGGGCTGCGGGTCGCCCGGCTCCCATAGGTCGACCGACACGTCGATGCCGTAGGGACCGGTCATGTCGGTGATGACCGAGCCGACGGTCTCCATGCGCACCAGTCGGGTCACCAGCGGGGAGGCGTCGAGGAACGGGTTGGTGCGCACCACATATATCGGGCGCCGGACCAGCTTGCCGTGGTCGCGGTCGTTGAGGATCGCGGTGGCGAACCAGTTCCGCAGATCCAGGGAGAAACTGAAGATGTTATTGACCGCTTCCCAGGTGCCCTTCTGTACCCGGCTGGCGCACTCGTGGATCATCGTTTCGATGACACCGACGATCGGCCCGCAGTAGACGGCGTGGCTGATCGGCTGGACCTGGATCGGCAAATACCACGACGGAAACACGGCCAGGTAGTCGAGCACACTCCAGATGCTTTTCAGGTCAACGGTGCTCGACCATTCGCCGTCCTTGTAGGACTGGGTGTGGCGTTTGACGAAGTAGGCCTGCTTGATGCCGGCGGTCTCCATCTTGACGCCGACCATCGTGTCGGTGCAGCGCATCAGTTGGCCGACATGCGGCGAGGTGCCCTTGATCTTCATCTGGCCGGATCCGGCTTTGTTGCGGGGGTCGGTGCCGGACGCCTCGGTGATGTCGGCGTTGAGCGCGCCGATGCCGCGCCACAGGAAGTCGCAGATCGTGAAGTTCCAATCCGGGGATCCCCGCAGCGGGTCGCGGGCGGCCCGGGCGGCGGCGTCGGCCATGCGGCCCGGGTCGCCAGATTCGACCGCCTTGCTCCAGGTGTCCAGATCGGTCACAGTGGGTAACGCCTCAACGGTGTGCCCGAGGCGATGATGCGGGAGGATGCCGACCCGTTATCGACGCCGACCTTGATGGTGTAGGGGCGCACCGATTCGCCGGCCTTCTTCGGCGGGATCGCCGAGGCGTCCGTCCACCGCCCTTTGAGTAGCGAGTACAGCGGCCCCTGCGGGGGCAGCACGCCCCACACCGATTTGATCTCGGCGGCCAGGCCCTGCTGGGATCCGCCGGCGATGTCGAGAAGTCCCTCGAGGGCGAACTTCCACTGCTCGATCTCCTGCGGCGTCGCCGGCTGCGAGGTCAGATCCTGCACCGAGCGTTTCCTCGGGTCGGTGACGATGTGGGCAACCTGGCTGGGCAGCAGCGGCCCGAACTCGACGTAGTCGTTGGGTCCGGCTTCCGGGCCCAGCCAGAACTTGAAGGTTCCGGGGCCGAACACGGTGTAGGTGTCGTAGAACTTCTGATCGCCGATGTTGTAGCGGGTGAGGTAGCCCTCCTGGGCGACGGTGATGTTGTCCGCGGCGGTGAGCGACTTGACCGAGGAAGGGGCGGCCTGGCCGATGAGCTGCCGGTAGGCATACATACCGAACCCGACGCCGCGGTAGTCCGCGCCCAGCGGGGATCCGGTGCCGGATTCCTTATGGGAGAACACATGCAGCCCGTTGCGGTAGACGGAGAACAGTCTCGGGTCGCCCTCGACTCCGGCGATGAACATCCACTCCTCACCGCCGGCACGGGGCGGGACGAGCAGAGCGCGGTGGCCCAGCCAGGTGATGATCGGCTCGTCGTCGCCGTCGAGTCCGCTCGAGTAGCCGATCTCGATGCGATGCCGTCGGATCCGGCACACCACGCCGTAGCCGTCCCACGTTCCGTCGACGTTGCGCCCGACGCGCAGCCAGATGTCGTTGGCCCCGGATCCCAGCAAGGACGCCTGCGGGGAGTTGCCGGTCTTCATCACCGCGACCTGATAGTCGGTGTCAGTCTCGAAGTCCTTGTAGGGGCCCATTATCGCGCTGCGGTCATCAGCGGTCCAGGCCGAGTCTTCCGACCAGACAACCTTGGACCCGTCGGCCATCGGATAGCCTCCGCCGCTGCCCCACAGCAGCACCGGCCAGTTCTCGCCCATCAGGCCGGTGTAGGTCTGCGGGACGTTAGCGGCGGTCGCGGGGAACGGCCCGGAGGTGAAATTGAACTTCTCCTGCATCGCCTCGTAGGAGGGCTGCCACACGTCCACCGACGGATAGGACCGCCAGAATGCGTCGTCGGATCGGGTGATCAGGGTCATGCGCTGGCGGCGGCGGGCGGCGACCGCGTTGCCGTCCGGAGGGGTTTTGAACCACCGCAGATCGGCCCACCAGTGCCCCATCTGGTGGGTCCAGAAATTGAGCTTCGCGGTCTCGCGGGTGTCCAGGCTGGCGATGAGATCGCGCACCACCTTGCGCAGATGGACGTGATCGCGTCCGACGGCGTCGACGGTGAGGGTGACCTCGGCGGGGTCATACAGCGAGTCGATGTAGGTGACGCCGTCCTGGGATGCGCCCTTCTGGTCGATGGAGCGCCACGGCGGGATCAGGCCCTTGATGCCGTCCTTGGCCAGCTGCACCGATTCCGGCGCCCGGCGGTCGGGGATTGAGCGGCCGCCCATCAGGTCGAAGACGATGGTGCGGTCGTGGGATTCCAGCCACATCATCGGAACATCGCCGCGCATCAGGTAATAGGCGCCGTGCTTGGTCATCCCGGGAATCGGGTAGCGGACTGTCATATCCCGGGCGCAGCGTTCATTGCGACGAGGTGGTTGGTCAGGTCGGCCCCGGCCCGGTCCTCGGTGGCCTGATAGTTGTTGTAGTTCACGGTCACACCGCTCTGCGAAGACGACGAGGACGACGCCGCTTTGCCCGCCGCGGCCGGATCGTTGAGGGGATCCGCCTGCTGGCCTTGCGGCCGGTCGGCGGGCTGCCCGGTCATGTTTGGCAGCGCGGGTTTGGCGCCGGCGAACCCGGCGGCGATGCGGCCGAACCAGTTCGCGTTGGGGTTGGACAGCGGGCTGTTGGAGGGCAGCAGCGTTTCCATGATTCCGCCGACCAGGAGTCCGCCGGCCTTCCCGGCCTGGCCGATGGCGCGGTTGCCGAGCTGCACGCCGATGTTGGCGGCCATCGCGGCTGCGGTTCCCGCGCCGGGCATGGTGGCGTCGAGTGCCATCCCGGCCGCGCTGATCCCGGCCTGAATGCCTTGCATGGCCATGCCGCCGATTCCGGTGCTGCCGGCGCCTCCGAAGCCGCCGCCGCCTGGGCCGCCGCCGGGGGATGTTCCGCCGACGGTTCCGGCCATCCCCGCTGGTGCTCCGACTCCAGGAGCTCCTGCGGCGGGTGCCATGCCACCACCGCCGAGGGATCCGAGCATGCCGAACAGTCCGCTCCCGCCGCCGGCCTGTGGGGCACCGGCCAGCCCGGGCAGGCCTGCGCCGGAGCCGATCCCGCCACCGCCGAGGGGCGTCGGGGTGGTCAGTCCGGGGCTGGTCAACTGCGACGGGGTCAGCGGGGCGTAGCCGCCGCCGGGGGTAGCGGCGGTGGTGGGGGTTGAGGTTGATGCCGGGCCGCCGGACGCGGGCGCCGGAGTGGCGAGCGGGCCTGATCCCATGCCGCCCACGATGGTCACCGGCAGCGGCAGCGGTAATCCGCTGAGCGTGGCTGAGCGGGGCATGGCGGCGACGCTGCTGGTCGGCATTCCGCTGACGGGCCGGTAGTACTGCGATGTCATGGCCGGATCGAACGCGCCGGTGCCACCGATGCCGCGGTTGGCCGCCGAAGCGTTACTCCCCCAGTTGAAGTTGGTCCCGTCGGGCAGGGTGGCCTGCATGTGACCCTGGTTGCCGGGGCCATCCCAGAATCCGACGTTGAAGGCTCCCGGAACGGGGGCCCCGGTGGTGTTGGGCATGAACCCGCGCTCAAGTAGCCACTGGTCAGCGTTGCTGGTGCTCAGGGACGCGCCGCCGGTCGGGCGGCCGTCGAGGATGTTGACCAGATCTTCAATCGAGGAGGTGCAGTCGGCGAGGCCCTGAGTGAGGTCACCGCGCTCCTCTTGGGTGTAGCGGCCGGCCGGGACACGCGCGAGAAGTGCGGCGTCGATTCCGGTGGCCGCGCCGCCGAGGAACTGCTGTTGTGAGGTGATCGGCCGCTGCGGGCCGGCGGCGAGTTGCGGCCCTGTCGCCGCGGCGGCTGCGGTGGGCTTGCCGAGACCCAAGGCGCCGCCGATCATTCCGGCCAGGCCTGAGCCCATGGTCTTCTCGTCGTAGCCGCCGGCAGCCTCGACACCTTTGAGCGCGCCGAGGACCGGGGCGAACGCGAGGTTGGCCAGGAACTTGGTCAGGTTCTCGGCGATCCCGGGCAGGCCACGGCTGAATCCGAAGTCGGCGTCGAGCTGCGCCCCGATGTCGCCGAGCTGCTGGGTTGTTTTCGTCGATGTTTCCGATAGGCGCATCGACACTTCGTTCTCATCGCGCAGCGCCGCGACCAGATCGTTGTGGGCCTTGGTGAGTTCGGAGGCCGTGGCGGTGCCGCTGGCCATCAGTTGCTCGTACTCGGCGGCGGCCTGCGCCGACTTCTGCCGGGCCTCCAGCAGTTTGGACTCGTTGGCGTACTGCTCGGCGGTCTGCCCGGGGCGCGGGCCCTGGCCGTAGCGCGGGTCGAACGGCACGGTGATGCCCTGAGCCTGGGGCATCATCGACTCGACGTAGCGGCGCTCGGATTCGCTGGCCCGCATCCGCGCCTCGATGAGCGCGTTCTCGGCGGAGATGATGTCGGACTGCTCGGCGTTGCGGTCGGCCTTGAGTTGGTCGACGCGGGCCTGCGCCTGGGCGAGGTTGTGGTCGGCCATGATGTCGGCCATCCGCGCCTGGTACTGCTGGTCGGACTCCCCCGGCATCGGCGGCTGGCCGTACTGGGTTGGGTACGGCAGGACAATCTGGCCGGGGCCGCCTGAGCCAGATCCGCCCGGGGTCATGGGTATCGGGGCGGTGCGCGGTATTGGATTGCCGTCAGGGCCGATGGGATCCAGTCCGCGGCGTTCACGCTGCGCATTGAGGCCGCCACCGAGGCCGCCAGGGAATTCGATCGGGTTCTGTTCCCCTGCAGGGAAATTGAACAGGTATCCGCCGTTGTCTAGCGCGCCACCGAGCATCTGCGGAAGATCCTGATTGAGAAACTTCCCAATGGCAGTGTCGGCCAGCCACTGCTTCCAATTCGAGAATGTCTGGTCGATCTTCTTGTCGAGCGCATCCCACTGGGAGGCGTGCTCGCCGATCTTGTCGGAAGCCCTTTTTGTAGCGCCCTCCATGTTGCCCAGCTCGGTCGCCGCGGTGCCGAGATTCGCATTCTTGATGGCGTCGCCGGCGTCTTCCCACTTCGTGCCGAACAGGGCGGTACCGATGATCTCCTGCTGCAGCGGATCGGAAACACCGTTGAGCGCCGTGAGTACCTCGCCGAATGCCTGCCTGGCTGTATCTCCCCCAGCGGCGAACCGCTTGGCCATATCGTCGGCGCCAAATCCGAGCGCGGCAAACGCTTGGTTGGTTGTGTCCGATCCATCGACCGCCCTGATAGCGAACTCTTTAAGCGCATCGGCGGCGACGTCGGTGTTTCGAATTCCCGCTTGCTGCATCTGGGCGATGAGTCCGAGAGCGTCAGCACCGCTCAGGCCGATGTCGCGGAACTTGGTGCCGTATTCCTCAAGCGTGTCGATCAAATCGCCGGAGATGTTGAGGCCGCGCTGACTAGCTGCGACTAGCAGGTCTAGTCCCTCTTCGGTAGAACCCACCAGGCCGCTCTTGATGAAGTTCCGCAGGCCGCGAGCAATGGACTGCGAATCTTCGCCGATCAGGGTAGAAACCGATTGGATCTGGCCAATCAGTTTCTGTACGTCGGCTTCTGTGGCGTCGGTATCTATCAATCCGCCCTGGATGGCAAACTGCACTACCCGCAGGTTCTCCTCGACCGAGGCGCCCCAGTTGTCGGAGAACGCTTTACCTGCAGCGGATCCGAATTTCTGCATGGTGGCGTCGTTGACGCCAATCCTTGCGGCAAAGGTGTCTTTGATGTTCAGGGCCGCCATGCCCTGCTCAATCTGGCCGGCCAGCATCTTGCCAGCGCCGAACCCAAGCGCGGCGGCGGCGGTTAATGCCAATCCGATGGGGCCGGTCGCCGATGCAATACGGGCAAGTGATGAGGCTCCGGTAAGGCCACCGAGGAAGTCGTCGGCGGCCTGCTCCCCGGCTGGCCCAAACTTGTCCCTTGCGCTACCGATTAACTTGTCGAAGACCGTACCTGCCGACTTCGCCGATGATTCAAAGTCGCGGTAAGCGTTAGCCGCCTCCCGGGTGGCGCGCACCTCGGCGCGGCGGGCCCGCTCAAGGGCCTCGGACTGGGCGATCAGCCTGGTGTCGGATGCTCCCCTCTGCCGCATTTCGGCGAGCTTGGCTTCTTCGACGCGGACCTTGCCGGTGCTGTCGGCGACCTTGTCGTAAGCCTTCGTCCAGCGTTCTACCGACTTGGGGTCAGCTTTGGACGCGGCCTCGTCAAGGCCTTTGGCGAATGCCTTACCGGCGTCCTGCCCGGCCTTGCCGAAGTGCTTCTCGGCCTGGTCGCCGATGCGGTCGAATGAGCGGTTGTCGGCCGTAGCAACGACCGGCAGTGTGATCGGCACCGCTCACCACCTCTCTGTCATGTGAACCCCAAGCTGCCGAACAGTTCGTCGGTCGCTTCTTCCATCGCCTCGTCGTCGGCCTCGGCCTGGTCGACCATGTCCCGGGCCTCCTGCGGGTCGAGGAAGATCTTCGGGGTGTACTCGTTGGGGCCGCCGACGTACAGCGAGGCCCGATGCAGCGCGACCTCTTTGTGTATCTCCTTGGAGATCTGGAGATCTTTGGTCCAGCGGCCGCCGAGCTCGGGGATGTGCTCGCAGAGCACTAGTAGCTTGCGGCTGGACATGGCACCGCGGTGCCATTCACCGATGTCGATCCCCCGGAACGCGAGGTGGGCCTCCATCGGCCCGGCCAGGCGCTTCCAGGTCTCAATTGCCAGCGGCACTTTTGTTGCCGGCTTTGCGCCACTCCTCGTACTGGTAGTTCTGCTTGGCCCACACCACGGCCAGGATGTCCGGCGGGCCTCCGGCGGACTCGAACTTGCGGTACTTGTCCTCGCCCCACATGGCGATGAGTCGCTGCGCGTCGAGCGAGTCGGCGAGCAGTTCGCCGTTGCGGCGCAACGGGATTGCCGGGGCGGTGCCTTTGATCTTCTTCCCGTTGGGGAGGACGACTTCGGCGCGGTCGCAGTCCTCGATGGACTGCTCGACCTCTTGCAGCCGCTTCTCGACCTCGACGGGCAGGAACTGCCGGTAGGTGATGCGGTAGGGCTCGCCGTCGACCTGGAACTCGTAGTGGGCATCGAATCCGAAGTACTCGGCCAGTTGCTTGATGGCCGTCTGCAGATCGGGCAGTTCGGTGTCGGACATGGTGGGCTCCTTGATGTTTGGTGGGATTGAGGTGGTGGGCTTGGGGGTACTGAGGGGAACCGGCGGCCGGGGCTACAGCCCACCAAGACTCGCCCCGGCCGCCGGCGTCTTCTAGACCGCGGCCACCGAGAATGTGCCGCCGGTCAGGCCGCTGCCCGAGCCGGTGAGCGCGCCTCCGGCCGGGACGGTGACGGTGTAGGGGCCACCCGAGGATCCGGTGACGGTCCAGTCGGAGGTGCTGTAGCCGTCGTCGAGGGCCACCAGTGCAGTCTTGACCGCCGAGGCCGCCGCGTTGTAGGCGATCGCGGAGGTGGTGCGGCCCTTGTAGGTCAGGGTGAAGTCACCCGCCGACGGGGTGCCCAAAGTCACCGTGTAGCTGGTGGCGACCGGGGTGCCCAGATCGACCCAGGCGTCGCCGCCGACCCAGGTGTACTTGATGATCGGGACGTACTCCTCGTCGACCATGGCCATGAAGTATCCGTCGGGGATCGGCTTGAAGGTCAGCTCGGCGGCCTCGCCCTTCTTGCCCTTGCGGGAGTTGCCGACGTCGTTGAGCTTGGAGCAGGCGTAGCCGTCGACCTCGTAGAAGGTCTTGCCGCCGCGCTTGCGGGCCGAGATGAGCAGCACCTGGCGGTCGACGGTCTCCGAATCCAGCGGCTTGGCCCAGCCGGCGTCGGCGGCGCCGGGCACCTCGACCAGGCTGGCACCGTTGGCGTCCGAGAGGCGCAGGTTATTACGCAGCCGCCTTAGGAACGGCTTGGCGGTCTCGACGGCGGTGAAGCTGAACGGCTCGTCGTCCTTGGTCAGCACCACGTCGAACGGGGTGTTGGACTGCTCGATCATCTGCTCGTCGGAATCCAGCGAGGGCTTCTGCTGCGGGCCATTGCCCTCGGCGAACGCACCGCCGAGGTGGAATCCCTCGTTCTCGTCAGGGTTTTCGATCCAGACGCCGTTGACGCGCTTGAAGGCGAGCAGGTCATCGCGCAGCTGGCCATCCTCTGCCAGCGGGGACCAGCGCACGCTGCCGTCATCGTTGTGGGGAGAGATGTCGGTGTCCGATCCGCGCGCGTCGCGCACCAGCACGGCCAGCAGGCCGGTGCGGTTGGTCTGGAATCGGTTGTCGACATCTCCAAAGCCGCCGGCGCTGAAGGTTGTGCCGGTTGCGGGTCGCGTCATGTGACGCTCCTTTCGGGGTGGTGAATGAACGCCGAAGGCATCCGGCGAGTGAGATGGTGGGCTGATGCGGCCGGCGGCCGCGCACGGCGGTTAGACCGTGACGTAGGAGAGGTCCACCTGATAGCGGGCCACGTATCGCACGACCCGCTCATTGGCGTAGGGCATGCGGAACGGCTTGAGGACAGTAGTGACCGAGTCGGCGTTGGCCAGCGACCCGTCCGAGAGGGTGACGGTGGACAGTTCCCGCGCCAGCAATGTCATGCGGCGGTGAATGTTTCGCGCACTGATCTTTGCGGACTGGACTGCCAGCATGCCGTTGCGGGCGGTGTCGAACACGTCGAGCTGCACGACCGGGTCGTCGATGCCCTCGTTGGGGTCATCGGCCCCGGAGATCCGGGCCAGCTGGCAGAACGGCAGCTCGTCGTCGGTCTCGCGTTCGGCGGCGGTGCGCATCACCGGGGCCAGCCAGCGCGCCAGGAAGTCCTCGACGTCGGGGGCGTCCTCGCCGAGGATGAGGTCGCTCACTGGTTGTCCTGGTTGTCGACGTCGACACCGGAGTCGAGGTTCCCGCCGAAGTGGTTGGCGGTCTTCTCCGCCGGCGCGAAGGCGGTCGTCGGCCCCGGTGCGCCGGTGCCGAACTCAATCCAGGCGGCCTTGTAGTCGGTGGCCCGAACCTTGCCGACGCCGCGGCGGCCCTTTTTCACGACCTTGATGGAGGCGGCGTACTTGCCGTCGTCGACCGGGGCCTGCGAGCGCCAGTACGGGACGACTTCCTTCTGCATGAACTGGGTCAGTCCGGCGTCAACCTCGGCGGCCTGGGCGATGGCGGCGGCAAAGTCGCTGTCGGACATGCCGAACCGGCCGAACGGGTTACCCATCAGCCGGCCTGGCGTTTACACATCAGGGTGACGTGGTGCAGGGTGCCGTCGAGGTCGCGTTTCGGTTGGATCGGGCCGTCGATCTGGTAGACGCTGGTCGCGGTGCGCGCCGGGTTGGCGGTGCCGTCGTAGACCAGTTCCCCAGTGGAGGCGGCGGCCAGGGCGGCGGCCACCGGTGGAAGTGTCCACTTCCAGATCTCGGTGGCGACGTCGGTCTGCATCTCGGCGGTCTCGGCGGCGGTGAGCACGCGGCCGCGGCACCCGGTGACCGTCACGTCGGTGCGCAGCTCGGTCTTGAGTCCGAGATATCCCGGATCCCCTGTGCGGGTGACGGTTCCGATCTTGACGGTCTGCCCGCCGAATACCTCGGTCACGGCGAGGGTTCCAGTCGGAACTTATCCAGCATCGGCGCCGTCCCGGCCAACGGGTCGCCTATGTTGGACCACTGGTATTCGACGTCGTCGACTTTCTTGCGAACCAGGGATGCATCACTGCGGGCCGTCGACCCGGCAGACCCGGCGATGATGGCAACCGCATGATCGAAGTCGTCCGCAGTGTCATATCCGTGCGTCATCGACACGGCGATGCCACCGAGGCTTCCGGTCCAGAACGATCCGTCGCGCTTGACGACTAGTCCGCGCTCGGACCATGCCAGGTCGGCAAGGTCAAGCTCCACACCGTCCTCGGTGACCGATTCCAGGTCGACCAGGTGCAGGGTCGGCAGCACCAAGGTGCGGTGGCCGGGGCCGTCGATGGTAACGCTGACAGAGTCCTCAGGGCTGACGTGCCATCCGCAGTACCGGCGGGCGATAGCGCGCGCGATATCGGTGGACGAAGGTTGCGTCATCAGCCCTTGGGCGCGGCCGGGCGCATGGCGGCCTTATTGGCCGGCTGGCGCGACTTGTTCGCCGGGACTTTAGCTTTCGACTCCGGCGCCGGTTCCGGCTGGGCGGACGGGTGCGCAGCCTTGAGCAGGCCACGCGCCGCCGCGTCGGCGTCGGACAGTTGCAGCGTGGTGCGAACTCCGTTGACCATCACTTCGTAGCGCTTCACCGATCCTCCTTGTGATGTCGATGCGGAGGGCGGCCACTGCTGGCCGCCCTCCGCTCCGATCAATGCCACTTACGCGGTCAGGTCCAGCGACACGAATGCGGTCGGTCGGGTGACGCCGAACGCGAGGCGCTCCTCGGCCAGGACCGCAACCAGGTTGCGGATGAAGAAGTCCGCATGGCTGTCGGTCATGGTCACCGTGGTCTGTTCCCGATCCCAGATGACGGCCTTGGAGAAGTCGCCGAGCAGGCCGGTGCCGGACGTCTGCGACTCCGACTCCACCACCGGGACTCCCCAGATGGTGCGCACGCCGATGGCCTGCGGGCCGCCGTAGTAGTAGCGGTCGTTGCCGTCCTGGGCCAGGTCGATGCGCTCGGCGTCGGCCGGGTTGAGCACCAGCGCGGTCGGGTTCACGCGGCCGACGGTGCGGCACTTGGTGACACCCTTGCGGATGGTCTCGAACAGGTCGGTCGACCACGCCTGGGTTTGGATGCCCGAGGTGGCGGTGATGCCGGTGAAGTTCTCACCGCTGCCGTCACCGTTGAGGATCTGATCCTCTTCCTCCTCGACGATGTCGGCGCGCAACTCGTCGTTGATCAGGCCCTCGAGCTGGGCCACGTCGGCCAGTGCTCGCTTGGTGACCGGAACCCACTCGGCGATGGTCTTGACGACCGCCGTCGCGACCGCGAACGCCCACGCACCCTCGGGCTTGTAGCCGCCACCGGTGGCGTTGACCAGGCTGGCGCCCGCCGAGAGCGCGTTGCCGTCCAGCGCCGGCAGCGTCGGGGCCGCCGAGCTGGTGGCCTCGGCGACGACCGCGGCGTTATTGGTGTGGCTGGTCTCCTGCACGAACTCGACGGTGTCGGAGGTGGTGCGGCGGTTGGAGACCAGGTTGCGGATCGTCAGCGGCTTGCGGCCGAGCATCTCGATGATGTCGGTGCGCTCGTTGACCACGAACGCGCCGGCCGAGGTGGAGCTGGCGCCGGTGAACAGCGACTTGACACTGATCGGGTTGGACTGCACCCGCCCCTTGGCCGGGATACGGCCCTCGGGGAATGCGCCGAGCATGGACTTGAACTCGGGCGACTCGACGATGGTCAGGCCGAGGCTCTTGGCGCGGGCCTTGAGGTCGTCCTTCTCGGCGATGCCGACGCTGTCGGCGAATTCTTTGGCTTCGGCCATCACGGCCTCGTCGGCCTTGACCGCCTTGATGCCGGCCAGCACGTCCTGCAACGCCTTCATCGAGATGTTGTAGATGCCGCGTTCGTCGTCGGTCATCTCCCGGTTCTCGTCGGCGGCCTTCTGTGCCACTTCGCGCGCCTTCTTGGTCTCAGCCTCGGCGCGCTCCTTGAGCATGGTGATACGAGTGCTCATTTCGCGTTTCCTTTCGGATCGGTTTTATGCGATCTCGGCCTGGATTTGGCCGTAGACCGCGTCGGTGATCGCCGAGTAGTCGACGGACGGCGCTGGGTTGGCCTCACGGGGCGACTCCTCGGTATCCACCTGGGCCTCATCGGCTTTGGTGTCCACGTCGTTCGCCTGGCGAGACGGGCCCGGCTCGCTGGCCTTCTGCTCGTCAGATGTGCCGTCGAGAACGGACAGCACCCGGCCGATGGCCTCGTGGGCGCTGCGTAGTTCGCTCTCATTCTTGGCCGACAGCACGCGGCCAGCTTTGAAGTCGGTCAGCATGCGGTCGGCGACGACCGGCACCTGCTTGACCGCCAATACCTCGGTCTCCTGGTTGGCGCCGACGGTGACCACCGACACCTCATAGAGCTTGAGGTCGCGTATTTCGTAGACGTCCTCGCCATCCTTCTGTGCCGGGGATCCGTCGATGACGTCGTAGGCGAAGCTCATCTGGTCGATGCGCCGGCCTTTGAGCATCCGGTAGACCTGCTTGGCCTTCGGGTTCTCGAGGTCGAGTTGGGCGGTGATCTTCAGTCCGAAGTTGTCCTCTTCGGCTTTGATGACGTGGCCGATGTTGAAGTCGGGATCGCTCATGTTGTGCCCGAACAGCAGTGGAATGTAGTTGCCGCTCTTGGCCCAGCGGGCCAGGTCGTTGTCGAACGCGCCTTTGACCACCACGTCGCCGTAACTGTCGATGTTGCCGAATACCGATGCGTAGGCGGTGAATTGGCCCTCTGACAGCCCATCGTCGGGTCCGGCCTTGAGGTGAATGGTTGCGTTCTTGGTCAGCATGGCGGTGTTCTCCTTGGGCTAGGCCGGTGGTTGGTCGGCCGGCTCGGCCGGGATGGGTTCCTGGTTGCCGTTCTGGGTGACGTTGAGCGGGACGATGAGGGCGTCGCCGCCGTCGATCGGCGGCCGGTTGTCCAGTGCGCGGGCCTCGTTCACCGTCATCGTCGGGCCGCCGACGGCCTTCTGGATGGCGTCGGCGCGCTCCTCGAAGCTTCCGGTCAGCTTTTCGCGCAGGTTGAACTCGACGTAGAAGCGTTCCGGGCTTACCTCGAAGTCGCCGAGCAGCTGCAGTTCGATGTCCTCGGTGATCATGGTCAGCCAGGGCCCGAGGGTGTCCTGGTAGAGCATCTTGTGCTGCTCGCTGATGTTGGAGAACGTGGCGTTGTCGAGGATTCCGACCATGGGCGGCGGAATGTGATAGGCCGCGGCCACTTCTTCGCGCGTCAGCTTGCGGGCTTCGACGTATTGCAGATCCTTGGCGGTCTGGCTGGCCGCCACGAACGTCATGCCATCCTCGAGTATCGGGGTGCCACCGGCGCCGGGGCCATTACCGGTGTACTGGGCATGCCATGAAGCGCGGAAGCGTTCGCGGGCTTCTGGCGACCATTGCGGCGCATCGGCCGGCCGATTGAGGTAACCCGACGCCCTGGCGCCGTTGCGCATCGTCTGCTCGCGCATCTCCGATCCGGCGTGCGCCTCACGCAATACCCGCCGAAGTGCCTCCAGTGGGCTGATTCCCGCGTCTTGATCCACCCCATAGCCGCGGAAGTAGACGACCTGCTCGCGCGGATAGACCCGGGTGCCCTGCGTCCCGGTGACCTTGAACTCCGTTGGCGTCAGCCAGTTATCGCCACCCGGGGCGATCCGCGTTGGCGGGATCCGCAGCAGTCCTCGGGCGCCGCCGTCGTTGGTCTTGAGCCAGTAGGCGTTGTCGTAGATCGCGAAGTCGTGAATCAGCGCGTTGATGAAGCGATAGCGCGACGTCCAAGGGTTCGGCTTGCGCAGCAGCACCGCCATGGGGTGGTCCTGCAGTCGCTGCCGGTCGGCGTCGCCGACCCGCTCGTAGAGGTGCAGGCCAAGCTGGGCGATGTTGCGGGCCAGGAAGCTGACCACGGTGCGCACCGACTCCTGGGTGCGGAAGATCTCGGCGTAGTCGACACCGTAGGTGGCCGACAGCATGATGCGGCCCGGCCCGACGATGTTCGGGCGGGACAGCCTCTGCACCGAGCCGGCACTGGCGACAAACGCCATCTAGCACCGCCTCTCAAAGCAGTTGGATGAAGTCCACATTGGCCCGGTCGATGAGCAGCTCGCCGTCGGCGGGCGCCGGTTCGGCATCTGTGGAATGGACTGTCGCGCCGCGCACGATGAGCGCGTCGCGACTTTCGTAGGTGCAAACACCGCCGATCGCGGCGTTACCGCTGCGCAGGTTCACCAGCACAGTGCGGTTGAGCATGGAAGTCGGCCGCTTAAACAACCATCAGCCCTTCGGACTCGTAGGAGGACTTGCGTTGCGGTACGGCAGTTTCCACTGCCCACACCGCGCCGATGAAAGCCTTAAGCGGTGCGGCGTCACTGGGTGAGCGGGCCAGGTCGATAACCCATGCGCCCTGGGAGAGCACCTTGACCGCGGCCGAGGTCGCCGCCGCGTCCAGTCCGGGGTGCTCCAGATGTCGGATGCGGCGCTTGTCGAGCCTGTCGAACACGACACCGGTCGCCGATCCCAGATCGGGCCCAGCCCAAGCGATCACCGGGATGTTGGCCGGGGATCCGCCGGGCAGGGTTGCGTTGGCGATGTCCTCCAGCAGCGAGGTTTCCGGGGCGCCGTTGGACTGCACCACAAGGCCGCTGTAGCTGTCCCGGTTCTCGATCAGCCACGGAATGACCCAGTCCGAACCCGCGCGGTCGGCGGCGATGCCGGCCACCGGATTGCCGTCCCTGTCGTGGGCCGCCCGGGCGATGTAGCACTTGCCGCGGTTCCATGACATTGCGAGGCACGCCATGCGGGGGGTATCTGGCGCCGGCTGCGCGTCGTTGTCGAGGGTGTCGCGCCAGCTTCCCTCGGGGAAAGGGCCTGCCTCGGCCATCGTCGTCCACCGGCACAGCACTTCGATCTCGAACTGGTGTGGTGGGTTGGTGCGCAGCGCGGCCGCGATGGCCCGCTCGGTCACGCAGTTGGGCACCACGTCGGCGTGGTTCATCGACGGGTTGGCCTGCGCCCACGCCTCGCGGTCGGTACGCCGGGCGCCGGGTGCGGCGGACCACTCGAACCAGCCGAGCACGTCGTCCTGGCCGTGCTCGGCCAGGTACTCCTCCATCTCGGCATCGAGCGCCTCGAGGACATCGGCGTCAGAATCCCCATCCGGCCAGCCAAGGTCGCGGTGCGCCTGGGCGCGCAGGTAGCGCAGCACCACACTGAGCGCATCTCCGGCGTTGGAGAACGCCCATGCCTGCGCGCGCGGCCGCGCGTTCATCGTGTTCGTCACCGCCGACCACGAATCCCACGACTGATGCTCACGCAGCTCGTCCAGCAGGATCAGGTCTCCCGAGAATCCTCGGCCACCCTTGCGGGACGCGGCGGCCACCCGGTACTGACAGCCCGAGATCAGCTTCATCACTTTCGGATGGCCCAGGCTGACCTTCTCAATCAAGTCGGCCAGTTCCTCATCGGACTGCGCCCACTCCACCGCCTCGGCCCACGCCTTCTCTGAGTTCGACAGATCCTGTGCCGTGCCGATCACGGTCGGTGAATCCAGCGCGTAGATGTGCCACAGCGCCAGGATCAGCATCAGCATCGTCTTGCCGTTCTGGCGGGCCACCTCCACCACCACGAACCTGTAGCGGTACGAGCCGTCCTCGTTGAGCTCCAGGGCATGCAGCAGCAGCCAGCGCTGCCACGGAAACAGTCGAACCCCCAGCACATCCTCGGCGAACGCGATCGCCGCGAAGCCGTGAGTGGTCTGCGGTGTCAGATCGCGCCGCGGCGGGGTGAACACCCGCGGCACCTCGCAGCCCAGGATCATGTGCCGGTCGCCGACCCCGGCCGCGTCATCTGCCGCACCGCGGCCAACTTGCTCTTACGGGCATCGGCACCCTTGCGGATCTTGTCCAGAGTCTCCGACAGTCGGCCCGCCGCCGCCGGATGCTGCGCGATGGCCAGCGGCGAGTCCAGTACCCGCGCCAGCGCAATCGCGATCTGCACCAGGCCCTGGCGGCTCTCCGCGGTCGACAGTCCGCCAATTTCGGCCATAACGCCGGCCTCGACATCGCCGGCCTGATTCACGGCCGGGGCATCGGCCGGCAGCTGTGAACGCAGGGCGGTCACCTTGCCCGATTCCTTGCGCGGGGCCTTTCCGCCGTGCTTGTCGGACAGCATCTGCTGCCGACGCACTTTGGCGTAGTCCCGGCTGGCAAAGTG